TTACGCCGCCGTTAAGATGGCTGCTTTTTTGATCGCCCTTGAGCAAAACGGCGATTGGAAGCAGGTCTTAACGTCCATGTGGAGCGTGGACGATATGGCCGTACTCAACATGATTTTGTCATTCTGGTTTGTGGGTCGCGTCTATGAGCGCACTCGATGAGGCCATAGAGATTGCGGCAGAGTTATGCAGGCACTTTGAAGGGTTCCGAAGCAAGCCGTATATCTGCCCTGCTGGTTATCCCACCATAGGCTACGGAACCGTTTACAAACCAGACGGCACCAAGGTCACGATGGATGACCCGCCCATCACTAAAGAAATGGCTAATCTTTGGCTGACCCAAGAATTGCGTCATAACTACGCAAAAGGGGTGTTAAAAGCATCGCCGAGGCTTGTCACAGAACCGAAAGCACTAGCGGCTATGATAGATTTTGCGTATAACCTCGGCGTTGGGCGCTATAGAGCGTCTACGTTGCGCCGAAGAATTGATGCAAAAGATTGGGTAGGAGCAAAAGAACAGTTAGCAAAATGGGTTCGTGGCGGGGGTAAAGTGCTGCCCGGACTCGTTAGACGCAGACAGGCAGAGGCGAGCTTGTTATGAAGAAAATCCCTGTTGTTCAGATGAACGAGGGAACTTGGTATCGGGTAAAGGGCTATACCTATACCGAGTGCTGCGACTGTGCGCTAACGCACAAAGAGGAATATCGACTCGTTGACGGTCATCTGGAATGGAAAGCCGTGTTAGCCCCGGACAGAACCGATAAGCGCCGAAAGGAACTCGGCATTACGGTCAAACGGAAGGCGAATCGTGGTAGCAAAAAAAGCGACTGACGAGCAGATAGTCAAACTCTTACAAGAATCCAACGGTATCCGTGCCATCGTCGCCGCCAAACTCGGCATTAACGAGCGCACATTGCTGCTGCGAATCAAAAGGTTAAAAGAGCAAGGCGTCATTGTCCCTGAATCCACGTATTACCCCGGTCGCCAGATCGTTGAGCGTGGGGCGTTTGAGTTCACCCCGTTGCCGGATGACGATGTTCCCATTGAAGAACTGATTGAGCAGCGTAAGCGCAAGTTTGCCCACAAGCGTGAGCATGAGGAGGCGTCCAAACTCATCCCGATTCGGGTCAAGCTGTCCGGTGCTATCGGTCTGCTGCACTTTGGCGACCCGCACGTAGACGATGACGGCTGCGACATTGAGGCCATCGAACGCCACACCGCCCTCGTTAACGCCACAGAGGGGCTGTTTGCCTGCAACGTAGGCGACACCACGAACAACTGGACTGGCCGCCTAGCCCGCCTCTACGCCGACCAGAGTACGTCAGCCGCGCAGGCATGGAAGCTCGCAGAATGGTTCGTCAACCGCTGCAACTGGCTGTACATGATCGGCGGCAACCACGATTTGTGGTCAGGCTCGGGCGACCCGCTCAAATGGATAGCCAAGCAGCAGAACGCTCTCTACAAGTCCTCCGAGGCTCGTATAGCCTTGCGGTTCCCTAATGGGTTAGAGGTGCGCGTCAACGCTCGACACGATCATGCGGGATCAAGCATATGGAACCCCGCCCACGGGCCAATGAAGGCCGCTCTGATGGGTACACGCGACCACCTGTACGTGGCAGGCCATAAGCACGAAAGCGCTTATAGCGTCCTTAAAGACCCTATAACGGGCATTACGATGCACACGATGAAAGTAGCGAGCTATAAGGTTTATGACCGTTACGCCAAGGAGAGGGGCTTTAGAGACAATTCCCTGTCCCCGTGCGCCCTGACAACCATTAACCCTGACTTACCGCCTAACCATCCTGATTTGATCAAGGTCTGGTGGGAACCCGAGGAAGGCGCGGAATACTTGCGATGGATGAGAAGTCGGTAGACTGGAAGCGGTTTGATCCGTGTCAATTATGCGTGTTTTTTTGCCCTGCAAATGGGCAAGGATATTACTGCTCGCACCCCGAGATTGAGGACTACCTAAAGGGGGTCTGTAAGTGTACCGGGCGGTACTTCCTACAGACCCGCTCCTTTAAGTGGCCGCCTGATGGGGATGGCTGACGGGCGTGGACTCGAACCACGATAAACGGAGTCAAAGTCCGTTGTCCTACCTTTAGACGACCCGTCACCTATGCGTCAGTATTGCCCACTCATCTAGCAACCATTTTGCCTCTCGGTATAGGCCGTGGCGCTTGAGTTGGGCGATAACGAAAAATATATCAATCGGCTGACCGTATCCCCAAGGGGCTGCCTTTAGTTCCTGCTCAAAGGCGTCATCTTCCTCGTTCACCATATCTCCACCCCTCCACGCTTACAGTTCCAGTTAGGCGGGGGTACGTGACGCCATTCTGCATCACGGAATTCTTGCCTACGCCGCCAGAGGTCTATTAGCCACTTCATACGGCCACCATAACGCGCTGTGAGCGCCCAGAAGCCCCTTTGCGGCGCCCCTCGTACCGTATCAGTCCCTTTTCAGCCAGCGCCTTAAACCGCGCCGTAACGCTGCTGTAAGCAAGGGTCGGATGGGCGGTTCTAACATCGTCGCTAATGCAACCTGCCGCACCGTAGCCTTTAACAGTTTCATATACGAGTTGCTCCAGCCGGGACGTGTCTACAGATCGGGCAGCTTCGCGGCTGGTTTCTGGATCGTCGGGGCGGTAGAGCTTGTGTTCTGGGGTGCCGAAAACTCGGCTGAATACATCCGCGAGGGTGATTTCCACTTGGGTAGTGGGAAGTCCGTGCGAATCCACGAAGGGTCTTTCCAGATTAGTCGATTGTTTGGATAAGCCAACCATTGTCCTGATTCCTCTACGATGATGTGATGGTTTTTGTGCTGATCGGGGATTTCTGACCATCCACCGTTGCACCAGTCAATCGTGAACAGGTAATTGCCGTGTCGAATCTTCTTATCTCGTCCCATGCAATCCACGGCGTGATTGCGTAGGAAGCTAAATTCGTGAACCGTGCAATGGCGACTAAAACTGTCCCACCACACGCATACCTCTAACGGCAGCGGGTCGCACGGTTTGGAACAGATCATGTGGATGGGAACTCTCGCCCATTGTGCGCCGCACTCCAACATGACTTGGAACATGGGTACTCGGGCTGGCTCGGCTCGAAAGCCAAAGACGGTGCAGAGGGTAAATTCACCATGCCCGCTTTTCTCGTCAAACAAAAACTCGTTACGGACGTAGGCGGTAACGTAAGGCGTGTCTACGAGGAACGTCATGCACCCCTCGCACGGATGGCGGCGGTGATTTTGTTACCAAGCGGTACAGCGACATAGCCAAGCGCGGCTTCTAACTCCCGCTCAACAATCTCCATGCACCGCTCTTGCTCCTTTGCTACGTCTTTCTCCACGCAATACGCTAAGTATTCCATTGCTGCTGCGGCGTCGCCTTCCGGTATGCAAAACCGTAGCCGCTTAATTTCTTCTCGGAGCAACGCAATTTCCTCGTCTCGCGTGTCTTTTACGAATGTTTCCCGCTCGGCTGCGGCAACGAGGACGGCGAAGCGTTCAAGATGCTCGGCTAAGTAGCCTTCCGTGTATGTCCATCCAAGCCTGTTATTTTCAAAGCCAGCCTCTTGCGCCAATCGGTTGATGTCGTCGCGGGTCATATCAAGCCCTCCTTTCGTAGTTGTGCGATGGTTCTAATCACGCCCTCGAGATGGGCAAGTCGTACATAGTCTCGATCTAGATCGGCGTGGCTGCGGCGATCGATCGCGTCGTGGCAGGCGCTACACGCCCACGCACCAAGCAGATCGTCGGCCTTGATGCCCATGCCAGAGAGTCCCGGCATACGGATATGCGCCAGCACCACGGTCTCGCTGTTGTGGTTGCAGATACCCTCTAAACGCACCGTACACGCCCGACCTCTGGCTTCTTTACGCAGGTTCATACGTCGGCTCCGGGATCACGATGCCCATATCGGCGCATTTCATGGAAATAAACTCTAGGTAATCGCTGAATTCTTGTTTGTTCATGCGGCTGGATCGCTTGAGCGGCTTGACCTTCTTGCGACCCATGCCCTCTAGCGTCTCCCACCCAAAGCACTCGCCTAGGAAATACTCATGTAGGTCATTGGCCGTCCACCCCTCAAGGTTCGCAGCCTCGATAACGCACGGGTACACCACGCCCCACAGAAACCGATTCTGCTGATCGGTGCGCGGTCGCTTGAACTCCTCAACGGTCACAACCCATGCGCGGGTTTCATCCACCTGTCGGAGCAGTACAGCAAACGATTCAATCATCGCTGACTTGCGGGTGTTGGGTGGGAATATGCGCTTCATGCGAGACGGCTCGCCTCCAACCACTCCTGCCCGTATTCCACATCCATCCAATCCTTAAACCACGGGCCACCACGGGTGTAATGGACGGCTATCGGATTGGGGCAATGGTCACGGGTATACCAACCCTCAAGGTAGTTCCACGCTATCGGCAGGGAGCCTATAACGTCATCCGTTAACCATTGGAAACGGTGCAGGAACATTCCACTTTCACGGTTCACCACCTCGGGTGTCAACGTCTTGACTTGAGGGTGAGCGCAGTTGATAAACATGAAACTTGACCAATTTTTCCGTGGATACTGATGCTGCGCCTTGTTGTCCATTTTGACCGTTTCGGTCGGCCTGTAATCGTGCTGTACCACGAAGCACGCTTTTGCCCCGTCGGCGTAGTCAAGCAAAGTCGCAATATCCCCCCGGAAAAGAAAATCGCAGTCTACAAACACCGCCCAGCCGCTGTATCCGGCCAGATACGGGGTCAGGAAGCGGGTAAACGAAAACTCCGTAGACGAAAGCGGATCAGTCTCTCGGGTGTACACGCCTCGTTCCCGAAGCTCTGACTGCACGATGGGCTGAATGTCTACCGGGATGCTGGTATGCCGCAGGATGGATGCCCTGCATACCTGATACGCGATGTCCTCGCGGCTGTCCCAACCGATAAAGACTTTCATGTCTTACCCCTCGCTCTAATAGCCTCGGCTGCTGGCGCAAACTTATATGCCTCGCACACCTTCGCACACGCCTCCCGCTCGGCGGCTACTGCCTCCGCGACCAACTCAAGCAACCTTTGCGCTAACTCGTCACGCTGCGCCCTGATACACGCAGGTCGTTCGCACGAGTAACTACAGGTGTGGATGTTGTCGTGGGGCATGGCTCGCCGCTGGCTCAAATTGCGTTGATGCTCACGCGCTTTCAAAACGGGGTGTCCGGGTCTGCCCAGTTATCTTCCGTCAGTTGCTTGGGCGCTTTCTGGACGGGCTTCTTGCTCTCAAACTTGAGGCTCATGTATTTGTCGCCCGACTTCTTGCTCTCTTTGATCCACGCCGAGATATTGAAATCGACGTTATCAATGACCGCCGACCCTCGGTACAGCGGTGCTTTGGGATTGCCTTTCTGATCGTTCTTAAACAGAACGCCTTTCATGTTCGGGTCATAGGGTGTGTCGTAATTAGCCACGGTTTTGCTCCTTTGCAATGGCAATGTATTTTTTAATCGCTGAACGCTCTTTTGCTGAGAGTCCGTCAGCAACGGCGATGTATAAGTCGTGATCCGGGTTAATCCTTTCGTGGATGGCAAGTACGGCAAGGGCTATCTCCTTCTCCTCGGCGTCTAGGTCAAACGCTGCCCGAAACTCTTTGATGTACTGCTCTTTTTTGGCGGCATCGACGTTCTTACCCATGTCGCCACGGGGATCGTTGGTAAACCGCCCTTGTGCAGCCTCCGCGTCATCGTCAATCTGCGCCAATCCCACAATCGCAGCGAGGGCATAACGACGAGCGTAGGTAATACCGCTGCCCTGTCCCTGTGGGCTGTTGTCCTTGGTCAGCACAGGCATCTGCCCTGCGATCCACTCGCCGCTGCTATGAGCAAGCGTGGTGACGAGCATCAAGCCTTGCTCGGTCATCTGCGTGGTCTGAATCACCGACAAACCGTTAGCGGCGAGCTGCTTGCGGCAGGCGTCCCAGCACGACGCTAGATCGGCGTACTTGGATTTAAAGAACGGGTTGCTGCTGTCTTTCAGCGCCCCCGTAATGTCGGCTTGCGCCTTGGATAACGCGGCGGCCAATGCGCCAATGGTTTCACTCTGCATCTTCCTTCTCCTTTAGCAGTTTGTCGTATCGGGCGTACCCTTGATACCAAGCGTTTGCAATGTCGGATTTTTTTACGCCAAATTTTTTCGCTAATTGCGTGCTTGAAAGCACTTGTTTTTTCAGTTCTTTTTGTTTCATGACTTCTTTGTACTGTTCCAGCGTCAACCGAGGCGGTTTCCACCACGATTCATACGGGTTCGTCATTGCCACTCTCCTTTAGTTCGTCTATTGCCCGGTTACAGGCTTCAATGCGTTCTTGTTCTTCAAGCTGCTGCATCAGCTCGTCTTGGTGATGCCACCAAGTCAGGTCGTCATCGTGCATGGCTGGCTCGCTCCTCGGCTGCGGTGCAACCGCCGTCACCGCATGGGTCACAGGCGGCAGCGATTAGAAACAAAATGACAAGGGCAATAAATTGCGGCCAAGGGGATTTCATTCCCAGCCCCCGGTACGCAGCGCATCAAGGCTCGCAATCTCGTTGAGCGCGAATTCCTCGCTCTCCGTCAGGTCGCAAAGGTCTAGCTTGATGTCGTGGTTGAGTGCGGTCGCGTACTTATCGTTGTCCAAGTAGATGCCAATGATGGTGGCTTTTTCGACGAACACGGAGTTATCCATGTCCTGCGAATACTCAACGTCAACTTGGAACTTGTTGCCGAGGGCGTAGAAGTCGCCTAGGGCGCTGTATTTATCCTTGAACATATCTGTTGCTCCTGTGTTGTGTTTGTCAACGGTTGATAGGATAGTTGCCTTGACATGGCGCTGTCAAGCCCCCTATCCTCCACTCCCATGAAACCGCAACAACTCATCAAGAAATATGGCTCCCAATACGCTGTTGCCAAGGCTTTCGGGGTAACTCGAGCGGCGGTACAGCAATGGGTCAAGGCGGGCAAGTTGCCAGATGCTCGCCTTTGGCAGTTACACGCTGGCAAGGTGGCAAAGCCTTAATGCGTTACGGAAGCGTCTGTAGCGGCATTGAGGCGGCTACGGTGGCATGGCATCCGATCGGGTGGGAGGCGGCTTGGTATAGCGAAATAGAGCCGTTTCCATGCGCCGTGCTGAAACACCATTATCCTGCCGTGCCTAACTACGGCGATATGACCAAATACGAGGAATGGCCTGATGAACCAATCAACCTTCTTGTGGGAGGAACTCCCTGCCAATCCTTCAGCGTCGCAGGATTGCGAAAAGGACTGGCTGACCCGCGTGGCAACCTCATGCTCACCTACGGCG